CAAACAAATCACTCCTCTTCGGGATATCTTACATTATTATATCTAATTCATTATAGCCTAAAACGTGCATTTAGTCCACAAAGTAGCACAATATGCTTTGTGCTTAACTTCAAATTACACACTAAAGAAATTAAAAACACAAAATTTCATAGAATTATATTTTATTTTTGCCGTATTTTTGCCGTCAAATCAAAAATAAGGGGTGCTATGAAAGCACCCCTTTATTTGTGTGTTATTTATTTTCAGTCAATTCTACAAGTCTATGTAACTTGCCGTTTACAAAGTACATTTCACATGTAATATTATCACTATCTTTTAGCGTTGCCATGTATAATCCTTCTTTATTAGGTTCAATATCTTCTGCGAACATGTGTTTTTTGCCTTCGAATTCATAAATTTTAGCCATAGTAATATTCCTTTCAATCGTAAACTAATGGTTGATTGTTGCAAACCGTGCAACTCGGAGATTATGGATCACCTACCATCTTACAACTTTAACCAATGCCGATGCGCCTTTAAATTCTGTTCCTTTAAAGTGTGCAAGCCCTTGAATGCGTTTATCTTCGTACCCGATAGTTTCGTATATTTCACCATTATTCATTACAGTTGCACCAGCTAATATACTATGCGGTTTGTCTAAATTGATTTTATACACGTCAACTTTTTGGCCTTCGTCATTTTCAACTACCGCTGTTCTATCGCTTTTTTCTGTTACTGCTTTCGGCACATTAGGTGATTTGTTACTAATTGCATTTTTAGTAATCACCGCCGCATCATGTATCGTCGGAGCATTAACCCGATATGTTGCCACTGGTTCAGAACGTTCTTTTAACGTAATAATTTGTTGCGCTTCTTTAGTCGAAACATGCAATGCATTGCCCAATTGTTTCGGGTTCTTTGCCGTTTCCTGCTTTAATATTACCGGTTGCTCCTGCTTATGCTTGATATGGTTATTAATCAATAGCCCAACTGCAAGTACTAGCAACACAAGAAGTGCCACCGTAATAACTGGCATGTATTGCTTAATTAACTGTTTGATAGTATCCATATTAACCCCCGTTAAACAGGCCAATTCAATACTGCATCTGCATCGAATTCACGGCCTTCGATATTCTCGCTAAAGGTATATTGCCACAAATTAGCGCCTTCGTAATCGCATTGGCTATCTACTTGCGCGCACCAAATAGCGCACCCACCCAATTGGCTAACGTCTAGTATATTGGTTAGCCAATCATAATTGGCGTATAGCCCAGTATTCGTATAGCCTGCATTCCATAACGAATTGATGAACACACTGCATATATTGGTTAGTTCCTGGCTTGTTGGCATACCTCTATTGGCTTTATAATCGTCCGCATCTTCCATGTCAAACCATACGCCCATAGGCAACTTATCAGCAGTTAAGCCGGCATCGTTTAATGTATTTAATACGAATTCCGCTTCATCTGCCGCATTTTCTTCGTTCATCGCGTAGGAATAATGGTATATGCCAATAGCTAAACCAGCGTTTATTGCGCCGTTTACATTGTTATAGAATTCACTATCTAAATTGCCACGGCCATAACCGATGCGGATAATAGCAAAATCGAACCCGTTCGCCTTAACCGCGCCCCAATCAACTACACCGTTATTTTCGCTTACATCAATACCCCTCATGGTACCCCCTATAATTTAACTTTGTTTTCAATTTTAGTTTTAACTAAATCTAAGAATTTACCTAACATTACGTTTCCACCGTCGCGTAGATTTTCCATAATAGATAGGAATTCACACGAACCCAAATATAACCATACCAGCGATACCGCGAACTGCTTTTGACCGCTCATTTCATCGAATAAAACGGCGGCAAGTGTAGCGGCGACGTATGTCGCCACTTTAAACACAAAACCTTTTCGCATGTATCGGCTAGAAATCAACCCTTTATCAAACGCCAGCGGTATTGCACGGTATTTTTCCCAAACTGCAATTTCATCGGCATTATATTGGTATTCATCAACCAACATTCTATAAGCAATTGCCGCCCATTTGGTGAATAAATCAACGAATACCAATAAAATAAACACGCCCAATATTTGAACGTGTTTTATATGAATTAACCACATACCCAATGCACCGGCGCCACTTAGTAAAACTTTTATTAAAAAACTATCCGTCAAAGAGTTCCAACCTTCAACAAAAAACCTAGTGAAATGATCCATTACTTACCCCTCATTTAACCTTACCTAAGCCATATACGCTACGCGCTATATTAGCTTTTCTCATATTAATTTTATCTAGTTGTTCCCTCTTTTGTTCGCCGCTCATGCGTTCATTATTAATAATAGCCTTAGATGCTTTATTTAAGTTTTTAAGGCTATTACTTGCATTTTTGAGTTTTGCAAATTCTTTAGCATCGTATCCTTCCGGCCGTTGCCCTGTTAATTTGAACTCATTATGTAATTTTTCTTGCTCCTTATAATCATCATATATTCGTTGTACGCTATTAGATGATTGATAAGGTGCCGCCGTAAACCCTCTTAATCCCGGCGCTTCATACCACTTCTTAGATGCATTGTTTTCTTTTGCGCCAGATACCGCATCAACTGCGTTCAAACCTAACCCAGCAAGGCCGCCGCCGTACCCTCTTATTGTGTTATCTACAATATACGGTGAAACGTTTATTTTATCGCCTACGAATTTTGCTACCTCGCTAGCGTTCGCGCCGTACTGTAGGCGTGCCGGCAAGTTTTCTTGAGATTGAGGAATAATATTCCGTTGTCTGAATAACGAGTAATTTGTCATAGCTTCAACCGCCGGTATCATCGCCGTAGGCATAAAACTTGGTGCCAAACTATCAAAAACACGTTCGCCAAACCCTTTAAAACCTATGCCCTTACGATTGTTTTTCGCATCGTCCATGTACTGTAGCATACGTTCAAATGACGTACCGAATAAAACGCCGGCTTCAAACGGCTTAGGAATTCTATACATATTTTCTTTACCAGGAATTATCCAGAATGTATCTTTTTCCCATTGCGGTAACTCTTGATAACGCTCATCGTCTTTATTCATGTACCATAACATAACGCTTGGTAGCGTGATATAAAGCATAGTTTTAACCGTCATACCGCGCGGATCTTCTTTAAACGCACGGGCCATTTTGTCGGCGCCTTGAATAGTCGCATTAAAGAATGCTATTACTTGGTTAGCTTTCTTTGTATTTGTACCTCTACGACTAAAATCTAACGTAATATCACGGCTTTCTAGTGCTGCTTCACGTGCTGATAACGGATTTCTATCTTTACCGAATAAGCGATTACCAACGCCCGTATAACCCTTTCGTGCATTGTCATATTCTGCCAATCGTGTTGCCATTTCTGTTGCTTCACTCATAGCGCGCAATGCTTCAATAGGGTTTTTAATTAACTTCGTGAATTTGCTTTCACGCTTCATAATATCGCGTAATTGACCGCCTAAATAGTCGCGGTCTAGCGATACCATTGCAGCATGTGCCGCACCAGATTTCTTATATTCCCAGAATGTTTGACCTTTCTTTAAGTACAACGCCAAACCTTTGAACGTATCAACAATAGGAATAAAACCATGTTTAGAGTAAATCGCAGCGCCTATCATATCACGAACGGGGTTACGCAAGATAAATTCCGGCGATAACGTAGCACCAGCACGTAGCCAGCTTGCCGGATAAGATAAAATCTTCATAATCATATTAGATTGTTCTTTATCCAACATGCGCATAGTTTCGATAAGTTCCGGTGTTGTTTCGTACGTTACTTTTTGCCCGTTCTCCCATACATTGAACGTATTGTCCGTTTTCGCCTTATCACCTTTTACACGTTCCACAATTTGCCCAACGCCTTTTTTGTCGGCTAATTTCGCAAATGTGCGGCCAACGTGATTGCGTTCTATTGCGTTATAGAATTGGAATGTATTTTTAATAATGCTTTCCAATGGATCTATAATATCGCGCGTACTGCCTTTTAACCGTTTAACCGGACTGGATACATCAATAAAACCCTTGCCACCAGATAAGAACGATTGCATGCCTACGTCTGACATATCGCGGAAAAACGGAATGTAATGCGGGTACATTTTACGCATTGTATGGTACACTTTAGCCGTTAACATACCCTCTTTAACAAGCATCGTCAATAGATAATCTTGATATTTATAGATTTCTTTGGCCGCCTTTTGAAAACGTTCATTTCCGGCGTGCTTGCCTAATACAGCAGCATCTTCCGTGTATGAAAACGTTGCTTTTTGTTGGTTCTTATGTAGGTCTAAATCGTGTAATGCCACTAGATACGCGGAAAAATCTTTATGTTCTCTCTTTCCGATATCCTTAATAATATCTTTAAACGCTGGAATTTTATATTCCGGCGCGCCGTGTTCAATTAACGTTTCCGCCTTACCGGCCCAACCACGCGCCAACCACGCTTGCATATACGGATTGTCATCAAACGAAATTTTTTCACCCGTTTCACGTTCGACTTGCTCAACTAAATCTTTCAACGGGTTCAATTCATCAATTAATTTAGTGTATACATCGCTCATCGCTTTTTTGATAAAGTCGCGCGTTTCACCGCGTTTAACCGCATCAATAGCTTGGCTCACTTTCCCTTTACTCTCAAACGAAATACTACCCTTTACACGTTCCGCCCCGCCTTGACGGTGCCATTCATGAACTAGTTGAGATAATTTGTTGGTGATACCGTTCAATTCCGGTTCTTTGGCAATAGCTTCCGTAAAGTGCTTATAAAATTCTGGAAATTCTCTTTTAGCTTTGGCGCGGTCGCTTACGTAATCATGAAAGAATTCTGCGTATCCTTCGCCGCGTATACCTTCCATGCCTAACTTGTTGTACGCTTTCCCGAAACGGTCTTGAACCACACGATTAAATTCGTTGTTAAAACGCGGTTCATTACTGAATTTAAAATAGTTATCCACATAATGCCCCAGTTCATGCATGATAACGCGGAAATCGCCATAATTGCCGCTACGAATGACATCGGTATATGTATTGTACCAGCCGCCAACGCCTTTTTTACCTAATCGGCCGCTTTTAATGCGTTGGTTAAACAAGGTATTAACTGCATCTATGATTTCTTTACGTGTTACGTTTCGGCCTAGCCGTTGCACTTCATCAACGCCAGTATGTGGCGTTTCCTTACCTCTTACGCTATATTGTAATGGTTCTGTAGGTTTAACGCCTTTACTTTCTAAATAACGATTTGCCATTGCTTCGTTACCGTCAAAAGCTTTTACAACTGCTTCGTGTACTTGTTCATGCGTAGCGTGTTCAAGTAGTTGGCTAGGTTGCTGCGCGTATGCGCTCACGCCACCTCCTGCCGGTTCTGCTTTTAGTGTTTTTAGTTCTTGCGTATCTGCGATAAGTTCGGCAGCGCGATCCGTACGAACACGTTCCATGTATTCATGGTTCAATGCTTCAACTGGTACGTCTAACTTTTCCGATAACTTGACTTTTACCGCATCAAGTTCTGCCTTCGGAATATCCGGCTTTGTTGCGCGGTTCAAATCTTGCAAGATTTCCGTATTAGAATGCACTTTATTTTCTAATTCCGTAAATCGTGTTTCAGATGCATCATGGTTCACAACGTCTTTCAATTCATTTACGATTGTTTCGCGCGCTTTCAACGGCAAATCATCAATAGCATTTTTCAAACTTACGTTTGGCGCATCTTCTTCGTATCTAAATTGACTGTTTACATCGTTTTCAACCGCCTTTTCTTGAATTTTAGGTTTTTCACCCTCTACAAATTCAGTATTCATGCGGTTTTCTGTAGGAAATTCGTTTATTTCGCCTGTACGGGCCGTTTCTCCTTCGCCTTGATAGTTTATACCTAAATCTTCGTTTTTAACTGCTTTTTTATCGCCGGTTTCAACAAATGTATTCAAATCTGTATGTGATTGTTCCCCATTTATCGTTTTTTCGTTTTCGATAAACTCATCTTTGAATGGTTCATCACGTGTAACACGATTTGGATCTAGGCTGCTATCTTTAAACGATGTATCACGTGGCCCATTTTCATATTTTCCATAGTTCCCATTAAATGTTTCTTCTGCAATTTGAGCGCGAACATTATCACGAGCAACGGAAGGGTCTGGGCGTTCGTAGGTTTCACGGATAATTTTAGCCATTTCTGCCGGTGTTGCATCTGGTCTTGCGCGCATTGCTTCAAGTGCTGCGCTTTCCGTGTTGTGCAATTCCCATACGCTGAAATCAACTTGAGTTCTCCAATCCCATGGGTCTAGCCCTCTACTTTCGGCAAATTTCAACAAGCCTTTTTCACCGTTCAATCTATCCCCAGTAAATTGAACCAAACCGCGGGAACCGTAGCCGTCGCCACTTGTTATAGTGGTGTTAAAACTACTTTCGGCGCCAATATTACCAGTCATGCCCGCCGCTTCAACGTCGCTTAATCCGTTTTGACGATATCTGTTATATATATCAGCTTGGATATTCCCTGTTTCTCCTTCAAGCGGTTGCCCGTTAAGTGCATCAGCGGAATATTCTTTTGCTTCAACTGTTGGGGCCGTATCTTCCGGAATGGCTACATCATCAAACGCATTATATTGAACGCCTTCGCGCATTGGTTGTATTTCTGCTACCGCATCATCTTTACTAAATTTTTCGCCAATATCTGCAAATGCATTGCCAGCTTTCTCTTTAACATGCTCCGTTACACGCCCTACACGTTCGCCAATGGCGCCAGTTACCTTTTTAGGTGTTACGCCTTTAACCATGCCAACCGGTAAAAACACATCGTCCCATAAATTAGTAGGGTTCATGACAATATTTTTTGCGAACTCGCCCGGATCATCAACTAAACGCCCAACCGGTTCCGTAATAGGATCTACTAAAACATTTTTTGCCGTAGCAACATATTTATTCCCTAATACCCCGTCCGGTGCCGTTCCTTCGTTTTCTGCCGTTGCATTGGCATCGTACGTTTCGACTGTATTGCCGATAACCGTAGGTGCAGCTAATATACCCGCAACCATTCTAACTTGTGGCGGTACAAGCGGCGTAATGGCTACGTATCCCGCCGGCTTACCAACTCCGGCATTGTATGCCTCTACTCTTGCTTTGTTTAGGCCCGGCGTTTCATGTCCTTCTATAAAATCTCCGTTATCATCAAATGCTGAAAAATTATCTCCATTAGCTTCAAGGGCATTAGCAGCACTTTGTGAATACTCCCTACCTAGATTATTTGCTTTATTTACTACATCATCTTTCCAATTTGATAATGTATTCATTACATTATCATTAATTTCTTTGCCTGTTTTATCAATCCATTCAATATTGTTTTTAACGCCATTAGCAACATATTCGGCATTATTTTTAACACTATCCCATAATGTAGGCTTGGGCGCGTTGCCTACATCATCACCGTATTCGGTTGTTATATCTTCAAAGGCGTTGCCGTTTCCAGCTGCCTTGCCGTATTGGCTTGTAATATCATCAAACGCACCCATAGTCTACCTCTTTTATTAATACGTTTTTAACCACGATTTATAATTGCCGTATCCGGCCGCATCAAGTTCCGCCGCTATCTGATCATCGCTCCAGCCTTGTGCTGATAGTTCGTTCATTCGCTTGGATACTGCTGCTTGTTCTTCGCTTGAATATGTCGGTTGACGTTTAACCGTTGGCGTTCCAGCACCACCGCCACCAGTAGGCGCACCGCTTAACGCACTTTGTAACTGCCCATAATAAGGACTTTCTGTTTCCGCCTTATCCGGGTTAGCTTTTACCCATGCAGTATGCTGCGCGGATAAAGTCCTTAATACTTGCGCATTATAACCGCTTGTGCCTGTTTGTGTAGCCGTTGCCGGTTTAATATGAGTACCTACATATTTCATGCTGCCGTCTGTACCAACAATGTACGTTTTACCGTCAGGTAAAACTTTAATGTTCTTGGCCCCGAAATTGCCGATATTTTTCATTTGGCCGTCCGGTGTCATTACGATAACTTGGCCGTTAGCAAATTGCTTAGTTTCAACCTTGCCATAACCGCCCATATCTTGAATAGAACCGTCGCCCATGTTGTACCGTACAATATGGCCGTTTTGTGCGCTACTAAATTTGTAGTCCGGTTTATCAAGCGCCGCAATGGAATTCAAGTTATTCATATCAATAGTGCCAGCACCCACTTTACTTGCTAGATAATTATATCTTGCAACGGCTGGCGCTAATCCTTTAACCCGTTTTGTGTTGTATGTATCTACAACCGGGTTGCCGTCTTTATCTTGCGTAAATACAAGATTGTTCATGATTTGTTGGCGCATCGGTTCCAATACCTTTTCTTGGTATTCGTTGACTTGTTGCGCATACATCGAATTGATATCGCTTTGATATTGTTCGCTTGCAAGCCCTTGCGCGGTTTTAAAGTCAAAGCCCGCTTTGACTAGTGCTAATGTGTTAGCACCCAATCGTCTGCGGGCCTCTGTGGTTAGACTTGCTTTGTCCGGAATGGCGTATTGTCCTTGCGCTTTATCCTTTTCGGTATTACCATCGCTTACCAAATTGGGCGCTTGGTGAAAAAAATTAGTACCCCGTTGTTGTACCATGTCTTGGTACGTTTGAGGTGCGCCAATACCGGTATTATTTAGATTTTGAAAATTCCATAATCCGGCACTTTGTTGTGGTTGCGTTGCCACCGCCGGCGCATCTGTATTCGCTTGTACAGGTGCTGCGGGTTGTGTAACTTGTGCCACTTGTCCAGGTTGTGTAGGTTGCCCCCATAACCCGTTATGTTGCGCCACCATTTGAGCGCCTACGGAATTATTCCGCATTGCATCATTTACATATTGCGCGGAGTTGAATTGTGTCGGTTGCATCTGCATTGCATTTCTATTTTGGTTATCAATCACTTGTAACTGGTCTTGCCCTTGTTGAGCATCACCATTTAACATGTTTTGATATCCTTTCGCCATTTTATTATTTTGTAACGCACCTAGGCGGTGTGATGCATATTGTCCGGCTAGTTCGCCAACGGCTGCCCATGGTTCAAAGTCTTGTAAATAAATAACTCCCATTGTGTTATTCCTCTACTTTCTCAGTGTTTTTCTTACTGCCTTTTTTGCTTGTTTTTTTAGTGCTTTTGTTATTAGCATCTTCATTACTATTTCCTTTAATGGCTTGCAGTTCATCTTCATTGATACCTTCTGCCATAATGCCGTTGGCATAGAATAGATTATCACCAGTACATTGCAATTCATAAACCTGTTCAACTTTCCCAGTTGGTTCGCATTGTGTTACAGGTTGGTACCCATGCACGGTCATAATTGGCTCACCAATTACGAGGCTTTCAACTACTTTCAAGCCTTCCGGAGTTAATACCTTTTCACTTGCCGTAGTTGGTACTGTGCAATCTTCAGTAGCTAACATATATGTTTCATGCTCGCCCATATCATGCATTTCAATTACATCGTTTACCGCATCAAGTGAAATTACGGCATCACCCGCTTTAAATGTTTCAATTGCTTTCCCGCCTTCCGGTGTTGCAATTTCTGTACCTGCTACAAAGCAAAAACCTTTCATAAACCCTCCTAAGAAACCACCACTACCTTGGCGTACTGTTGTTTGTGCTGGGCTAGCTAACCCATATCGTAACGTCATGTAGCGGTTCAATAAATCTTCCTGATCTGCATTATTAAGTTGTGCCATAGAATAGTAATCTTTCGCCGGTTGAATTGCAGCTTCTTGTGTAGTTGCGCCCGTGTTAATTGGGTTTTGTGCTAACCCTTCACGTTGGCCAACTAGTCCGGCGGCCGTCCCTGCGTTGCTCATTTGATTAGTGTATCCTTGGTTCATCAAATTAGCTTGGTTTACTATCCCGTTTTGTTGGTTATTATATGTATTACCCCATAGCCCCATTTTAGCGCCTATCCCACTTAAATTATTATTAAGTGCTTGTGTGTTTAACCCCGCCGCTTGGTTAAGGTCTTGGGCATATTGTGCTGCTAATGTGTTAGATGCATTTTTACTGATATTGTTAATAGCAGTATCTGCTTGTGAAGAATTGATAATACCACGGCTTGCAAGTCCGGATACTGCACTACCTAATGTGCTTTCTAAATCATTATTCAATGCTTTTTGGCGTGCCGCTTGATATGCATTAGGCAATTCACCAGATGTAATAGCGTTCATTGCATTTTGATTTTGCAATAATGCTCCGCTATACTCATTAGCCAATTGGCTTGCCGTATTGTTCATATCATTAACGCTTGCCGCTAATTGATTAGCGTATTTTGTGTTGTCGGTTAGGTTCTGCACGCCAGCGCTTGAAACCTGATTTTGTAATGCACCAATCGCATTTTGATTGTTCTGATTAGTACCTAAATACTGATTAAACATATCTTTATATGCCGGTGTAATCACATTGCCCAGTGCTGCATCACCCATGCCTTGCAACGTATTAGCACTTTGATTAGTTCCGTTTATCCAACCAATTTGCCCTTTTAGCAATTCCTTTTCTTCGGCGCTGGCCGTAGGTAGTTTTGCATCGATGCTACTTACCTTTGATTTTTTACCGCCACCGCCAAATAATTGCAAGTCAAATATAAACATGCTTTTCCTTTCTACAAAGTAGCTTCAAGGTGTTTTCGCACCGTTTTCAGCACTTTGTAATTAAAACCGTTATAGGAATAGTCCATAGTTGGAACGCGTTCCATTTTCCACTTCTTAATGAACCCTTTAACACTGCGATGCGTAGCCGTTACGATAATGTCTAAATCATTTAATTTCATCACATCAACAATGTATTTCCCGATTACTTTCATATCACCGTATGTCTGCCATATCGTAAAATACTTATCCCCGTTAAACTCATTAATCGTCCAAAATAGGAACCCTGCACCAGGGAAGAATTTAAAGTAATAATTGTACTTATCTTTGTAATTATTATTTTCATCGAAATAAAAACCGCTTAGATCTACTCGTTCCCCTGTTCTACGTTCATAGTCCTTTATCATTGTTTCTAGGTTATCTAGCTTCATTATGATACCCGCTTCCACATATACACCGATAAATAAGGCTGCATAATACTATGTGCTTGTCCGTCACCATCAGCATTGATATCGTGTGAATGTGCCCCGCTACTATTAATTACTACTTCATGAGAATGTGCTCCACCTGGTTGTATATCTACTTTTGCGCCAATTTCATATTCACTACCGCCACTTATAATATCATTGACATTATATAGTCTCCTGTTTTTTTGTCCATTACGCCCGTAGGGCTTAATATCCGCGGAATGGGTATGTTCGCCCGCTTCACTTGCCGTTCCTGTATGCGTATGTGCGCCACCATCACCAGTAGCCCCACCATGTTTATGGCTAGGCATTTCTTGCACTGTTAATGTATGTGTTTCAGCACCACCAGTACTACCAGCGCTATATTTATCGCCTTGTGATAATAGAACCCTACCTTGTTCGATATATGCCCATGTGCCAAACCCAAACAAATCATGCGGGTTAGTTTCTACGGTACTGCAATATATCGCACCTACTGGATAGGCTTTTGATAATACGCTATCAATCTTTGGTTTTAGATCTTCAATATCTTTTTTTACCGCCGCAAATAAATCATTGATACTCTTTGCCAGATGCTTGCTTTCGATTTGCTCATCGGCAATATTAGCACCTTTTATTTCTTTATCCCCGATTTTCTCGCTAGTGATAGATTTATCCGCCATTACATCGCCGCTAAACCCCGGACGGTAGTATTTGATACTTTTAACCGATGTACTATCTGTTACTACAATAGCGACTACAATGCGAAGCACTGACTTCCATTGTACGCCGTTATACAGGTACATCTTATCGGCTACCGTGTTATAGTGCATTTTATCCATTTCAGCCTTTGGCGCACTTGCTTGGCGCACTGGTTCAATAGTAGTACTGCCATAACTTAACGCGCCCGATGCGGAACGTTCGATATATAAATACAATGTAGATCGTGCTGGTAAATTCCATGCACTCGTTTTATTTGTAATCGTACTTACATAGTCTACACTTCCATTATCATCGTACCCGTCGGCGAATGATAATAATACAGGGGTTTGACTGCCGTCAATCATTACACTTAGGTTATCACCAATCAAAAACGCCCATTCACTATTACCAACCTTACCATTTAGCACCCTATTCCGTAGCACGCCACCGCCTGTATTACCGCCACCGCTAGCCTTTAATTCTACGGCTTTGGCGACTTCTAATATTTCAGCCCGGTTTTTCTGAATGCTATCCTGCACCGTATCCCCTTGGGGTGTAATATCCAAAGGGTGTTTTTCTTTATATGACATTTTATACTTCCTCGTATGTATAATCTAACTGCCTTAGGGATATAGCCCCTTTTTGAACATGTATTTTAAACTGCACATTACGATTAGCACCGCCACCAATCTTATACGCTTTGGTGTATTCGTTAGTGTTCATCTTGCTTGTAGCATTTATAGTTTTCATCGTTGCATAATATGTTTTAGTAGCCTTACTAGCAAAATTAATAGGCTTAGCCTTCTTATTGGAAATGCCAATTGTGCCGTATCCACTAATAATATTATGTGTTACGAAATTGTAGTTCATAATCAAGATGAATTGACGTGTAGCCAATCGGTTGCCACTAATGATAGAGGTTTCAATTTGTACGCCGTCATCTGTATCTATGCTTTCATCAAGAATACCAATCTTATTGCCATAGGCTACATATACATCTTTATCAACGCTTACAACGGAATTGATGCTATACGTGAATTTCCTAGATGTGAATACACCGCGACCGTCATTGTATCGTGGCAAGTAATGATAGATGAATAAGCTATCCCCATTGTAGGGCTTTATCCACAATTGCTTACGGCTAGGTACATGCCACATTTCACAATCTTTAGTGATGTATTTAAGCAGGTAGGAATTGATATTAAGCCCAGTTTCAAAAGGTTGTATTTCTGCATATGTATTAGTAGGCATGAATGACATAAACCCTTGCTCGCCTAGATAATATGATCTATCGTCGATATTACATGTCGAACCGCTACAATACCCAGTAGATGATAGCGGGTAAACAGTTAGATTGTTTTCGTCCGGTGTCCCCACTACTTGATACACGCGCCCGTATTCCTTATATACGATAATTGCACGCGTTAGGAAATCAACGGCGATAATACTGCCCTGGTCTTTATACCCGACGTCTAACCACTGCGCACTAGATGCATCATTCCCATTGTGTGTCCATGATTGATAATCACCTACCGCCGACCAATTCAACCGGTGCGAATAAATCGATGAAAGTAACACACGTCCGGAATGACTGGATACCATTTCACATGTAGGGCTTTCTACTGTAATGAGTTGCCCTGCTCCCGTAATCGCCTGTAGCTTTCCGCCACTAGCAATCAGAATATCACCACCGAATGCATGATACATAGGCTTTTGCACACCACTTAATACCCCTAATAATTTGCGAGTGCTGAAATCTGTTTCATATAAATTCTTATTCGATGAAAAATACCAACGCTTTCGATACACATCGTAATACAACGTTTCAATAGGCAAGCCGAAATCATACAGTACTCTAACCCCTGGTACTGTACGTAATGCATTATCCGTTCTATCGAATTCGCATTGTCTAGCCTGCGTTAGGGCTTGCATATCAATATTTTCGGGCGGGTTCGACCAATCAAGGCCCAACCGGAAACCGTTTGTTGTTGCTACCTGTTTTACGCCCATTATGTGATACCCCTTGCCACTTTAATTTGTTCCGTGATGTAGTCAATAAAGGTCTTATCATAGGCAGCATAATCTGTCATAAGGGATTTTTTCTTCACCATGAAAGATATAAGCTGCACTAGATATTGATGAAAGAATTCGGAAAACGGAATAGGATCGTCCATATCATCAACGTGGTTTTTACGCACGCTATAAAACACACCTTTTACTGTTTCCCCGTCATACGTTTCAAACGTTCCGTTAATGATGCGGATAGGATAACCACTCTTTGGAACGAAACCCATAAAGTCTGACGGTACGGCTTTTAAGTTCGGTATATCCGTATTCTTAACTACTTCGCGGTCTTTAATACTAACCAATATAGTAGCTAGCCAATCAATAGCTGCGTTAATGTACTGGATATATTCTAATTGTTCATCTAGTATTTCGTTACTTTCAACATTAACCAGAGTAATCAGTTCTTTTACAACCATAATCCCAATACCCTTCCGCTATAATGCAATCATTTTCACCTAGTCCGCTGTTAATCGCTTGTAGTGCGTTTACCATATTGGCAGTAATGCCGGTTATATCCATATTCATTACGCGATACACGATGTAATCAACTAACAATGTTTCTAGTTCTGCCGGTAGTCCGCTTTCATCATCTAGCGTTTTATATCCAGCCGTCTTTATATAATCAACGGTGATTTTCTGCTCATGATCTGCATCAAATACCACCGTTTGTAAATTCAATACGTGATACCCTTGCACTTCCGCATCATCTGCTTTAACCTTCAACACTCCAATACATTGAAACGGTAGTACAATTCGCCCCGTTCCGTTATCTTCATGTGTGGCAGTTGCAAGGCTAGGGCAATATTGGCTAATTAAAGCGTTCAATAGGTGATTGCCTTCGTTGTAATACTCCAATAGCTGGTATGGTGTATACGTTTCTTGCGATGTATCGCCTATTTGCATGAACGCCCTATTTACTATTTGTTTTACGTTCATATTCACCCCATATAAGAATAAAGGCGGGTATCACCCCGCCTATACCTATAAATTAGCGTTCAACAACGCCGCCAGTCATTACTTGAATTACGCCGTAGTCTTTGCTATTGAATTTAGTTTTTTCAACTGCACCATAGAACGCAATACCATTACCAGCAATGTTGCCGTAATCGTCTGTTTGTTCAATGTGTTTCGCTGGTCTAGCTACTGCGAAACATGCCGCCTGTTTGCCCAACAATAAGTTATGGCATACATTCGCACTAGATGCGCCTGTAGTATCAGATAATACGCGTTCATATTCGTAAAGAATTACACCGTCATATTCGCCTAATGCACCTGTGAAAATAGGGTTTTTAGAACCGCGAACATTTGCGTTTTGTTGTGCTGCTAACCATTTAGCATCGTCTTTTAAATCACGAGCCGCCCATGGGGATACAAGCATAATATACTTGTCCATGCCGTCAACCTTAATCGGCTGCACTTTAGGGCCGTGCATCATTGCTTTACGTTTCGCACGAGAAATAATAGTTGTTGTTAATTTATCATTTGCCGTAATGCTTGCTTGCGAATTAGCTGCGCTTGCATATAATACTTCGGTGCTAGTAGGACTTGCAGAAAGTTTAGAGATTAATTTATCGTCTAACCAGTCCGATAACCATTGTTTTAACGCGCTTTTGATTTCTTTCAACATATCATATTGTGTTTTTTGGTCGTCCGCTTCAAAACGGGAAACCGCATTACGCACTAATTGAGTATTTACTTCGAAATCATAAATGTTCAATGTATCTTCTGCACCGGATAATTTTGCTCTATTACCTTCAACGCCGGAACCTGTTAAGTTCATCATCAAGCCGAATACTACGCTATCGCCTTTTACGTTTTCTAAATCTTTGTTTTTATGTACAACGTTGGAACCGTCCAATGCCGTAAATTTATCAAAATAGCTTTCTTTCAAGCCTTCGCGCCATACTTTTTTGGCCCATACTTTAGGAACTAAGGCCGCTGGAATATTAACTTGATTTCTTTGTTCTGCCATGTTTTACCTCTTATAATTCGTCAAAATATTTGCGTACATCGTCCGGCAATGCATCAAGGTTGCCCGTTTGATACGCTTTCAAAATATCTTCTTCCGTTACTTTGTTAGGCGTAGGAACGCCACCATTTAACGCGCCAGCTTTTGGCAACGTAGCCGCAACTTGTAAAGGGTTATTCGGTACTTCGGTACTTGTCGCCCGTTCATTTTGCAATTCTGTTACAAATTTTCTAATGGTTTCAAAATCGGCTTCCGTACCTTCGCCAATATCAACACGATAAAAAGCATCGTTAATCGGTTGTGCATCGCGCATCGTCATTCCGTTTAGCTTTTCTAAACCGCGTTGATACAATTCCCCAAAGTTCGGTAATGATTTAATTTCATTTACGAAATTAATGTTAGTTTGTCTTTGTTGATGTATCGCCATTTGCTGATTAGTAATTGTATATTCTGCGTTGGCTTCAAAACGAATGAAATCGTTATATTTCTGTACATCTTCAAACATAAGACTTTCTAAATCTTCCGCCGTAATGTTAAAGCGTTTCAATGCTTCACGGCGTACAAAGTCGCGAATATTTGATACTTCTTCATCTGGCAATGTAATTGGCCGTTGTTGTGCTTCGTATTGTCTAGCACGTTCTTCCGCTGCTTTACGTCTTGCGCGTTCCTGTGCAAGTGCCGCTTTTAAGTTCTGATCGTTCGCATGCGTTTCTTCCGTTTCTTCGTTAGTGTTCGGCATTTTCGGTTCTACTTCCGCATCATTCGCATCACCTTCTGCCGCATCATCTGTAGAGGGTTCATCTGGTGCAGTTTCCTGTGTATCCGTTTCTTCGGCAGTTTCTTCCAGTTCAACACCCGCGTTTTCTAAATCTTCCGGTGTGAAACCAGCTTCTTCGATGTTTACTAAATCAATTTCCATATCAAATACTCCTTATTGCCTTTTAACGTCATTGCCGGACGAATATAAGAATATGGCAGTTTAACGCCGTTGCCGGGCGATAATGTATAAGCAAGCCTTTTAACGCCATTACTTAGGGCGAAAGAAATATAAAAAACGCCCCGTTAAGGAGCGTTTATTATTGTGTTGATAGTTTATATTACATAGTGCCTAAATCATTCATAGGCGGTAAAATTGGCGGTGCATTTTGAATGTTTTGTTGTTTACCTTTCAAGGCTAACCGTTCCGCCATGATTTGCTGCGGTGAAATCTGTACGCCTAGCGTTTGTAAATACATACTTAACGCTTCCGCCGGCATATCATCTAGGCTGCCGCTAACACGCAATTCTGGCATAGCTGGCTTTTCTGCTGCTTGCTGAATACGCTTCTTGACGGCTTCTTTTTCTGGGAAATCCATAAAGTCGAGGATAATATCCATAGGAATATCAACTCCACTTTTCTTAGCTTCCAATAATTGATATAGGTTAGCCTTACGAGCCGTTGCGCTTGCTTGGCTGGTACTAATCACAATATCGAAATCAAAACAACTCAAATCATACAATACTTGTTTGATTGGGTTGCCTTCTTCATCTACTTTAGGTTGTCCAAACGGATCCGTGACGACTTGTTCTTGCATCGGCTGACCTAGTTCCGGTTGAATTTGTACAAATTCTTTTTTGCCGTCGTCGCCTAAAATCCGCATTGCCTTTTCTTGATTGTAGAATTGAGGGATTAAACCCGGAGCGTTCTTTTCACCCCATAACAATTTAACGATCTGCAATTCCGCTTCTTTTGATTGCGCGAATATATCCGCCGTTTGTACGGTTGTTACAGATTGCCGCAAGTCAATCGCCTTACCACTCATAGAACCAATGCTACCGGAAAGGCTTTCCGGAGTGATGCCGCTAATCGAATAAAAGTCATTGTCTGCTTGTTGCTCTAAAGTTAGACTAATAGCACTATCCATTGACGGCGTACCGTCTTGGAATGTAACGCCCGGTTTCAAGAATATATTTGCTCCCGGTGTTGTGCTTTTCTTTTCAATCGTTTTCTTATCGTGTTCATCTATTTGGCCTTGCCAAAATTTCACACCTAAAGACTGCTGATTAACAACGTGCATACGTTGACTTCGGTTTTTATTTTTTTCACGTTGCGCATCTTTAAGGTCGCGAACTACGCCGGCTGGTTCTAGTTCATCATCCACCAGTTCACCGGTATAGTAACAATATTCACGTACTAATGGGAATTTACCATGCTTATAGGGACTTTCACCTTCTTCAAGTAGTACATCATCGGCAAATGTCGCATATCTGATTTTAGTATCTGGTATGCTAGTAGGTTTCTTACCAATAGCCATTAACACAACGAATAGCGGGTTGCTTTCATCAATCAACCCCTCTTTAGTCATGAATACATTCCGTTTGCCGTATTCCTTATACCAATATTGGACTACACGAATTTTTTTATACTTTTCGTTATACCATAGCGACTCACCGTTAATAGTTTCAACCGTTCCGGTTTCTAGTTCTGTATCGTCATATTTATGACTCAACAAATCAATCTCATTAGCTTTATCCGGATATACCTGTTTTAGCTTTCTTGTGCTTTCCCAACTATACCGGCCAACGAATTGAGCATCGCTTAGGTTTTCTTCTGTGCTTTCTGGATCAACGAAAACATCAAACGGAGAAACGCGGTCGATTTTAATGGCGCCGTCTAACTTAGTGTAGTCAAATTCATAACTAACCCAGTAATTAGCCAGGCCGCATATGATTTTATCGCGGAAACATTTGCCCTTATTTCGTTGATAGTGCGCGCGGTCTAAACAGTATTTTGTAATACCTTTTGCAACACGGCTGATTCTATCATCTTCTTCGCTACGTGGTAAGAAGTCCGGCTCCGTTTCATTCTGTGATGCATAGCCACACAACAGATTAACTGTTGCCCGTATTCTATTGATTGTAATTACAGGACGACCAGCTTCACGCATCTTTTTTAAATCAGCATCTTCCCATTGCTTGCCTTGCATGAATGCATAGTCTTCGGCAGCACTTCGCCGCCAGTTTGACGTAGCACTCAATGCGCTTTTTACGTTTGCCTTTGCTTCGTATATATCGAATGTTTGTTCTATATTCATTACTCCACCATTTCAGAACCATATATCATATCGTACATTTGTTCTATTTGCCATTGCGGCATAGCTTGCGCAAATCCCGCTAGCTCCTCATCGGTGTATTTCGCAGGAATAATAACGCCCTTTTCTTCATGTTCGCCGTATTCCGACTTTAACACCTTATAGGCGTAATCACGTAACGCCTTTTCACTCATACGCCCCATGCAGTAACTTCCCCTTCTGTTTCATCATCATATCTATAACCGTCATTAAATGGTTTCTCCGGTTTCTTAGGTGTGATAGGTCTGCTCATACAAAAATATCTAAACTCATCATATGCGTGATCTTCTTGTGTTGTATCCACATCTTCTGGATTGCTTTCGTCATATACTAACTCCGGAAGTGTTCTCAAAATATGCTTACATGTAGAGAAGAATTTGATTTTCTTCTCCCTTAGATAGGTATGAACCATCATCTTTCCCGGAATACGTTCAGAATTAGACTTTATAAAGTTAATTCCATGACGTGCAAATATTTCAGCAATAGACTCACCTTGAACGCTCCACTTCATGCGGTCGTCTTTCTGCCATATCGCTCTATCAGCTATATCATAAGCATATGTTTCACCCTCGCTTAATCTAGCCATTTCGGCAGCGACTTCATCGGGTGTCAGCTTTAACCCTACATCTGGTTCACCTGTGCACCCGTAATATTCACGGTAACAATGCGCAACACCTTCATAATCAATAGCGTACCAATGAATGCTAAAAGGTTTACTAAACCCCCAGTCCATAGAACGAACCCGTATCCAACCTTTAGGAATTTCAAAAGGTTCTTCTACGTGTTCTTTTCTATTAAACTCAGTAAAGACTTGACCTATAAACACGTCCCAATCACCATACAAAAACGCTTTCTTTTCTTGTTCCGGTAATGCTTCTAAACGTTTGACATAACTCGGATCGTTCGCCATAAGAACATAGTTATCGTAAACTTGCGCCGGTATAAACACCTTTTCAAGTCCAGTAGTTTCATCAATAACAGGATTTTCTCCATAATTAGTGGCTTCTACATATTTACGTTTTACCCAGCCATGCCCACGACCTCCAGGGTTACAACTCCCACGGAAACGAACAGGAAAACCTTTTGCACTACGCAAGCAAGCTGTTAATAATTCCGCCGTTCGTTCTGTATGTTTTGTTAGTTCATCAATACCTAGATAATCAAATTCTTGGCCTTGATAGCTTTCAGCATCTTTATCGTTTTTCACGTATCTAAACAATACCTGACTACCATTTTTTAAGGTGGCTATGTGCTTTTGGTCTGAATACTTGTATAATTCAGCTGGCACACTTCTAATCCATTCCCTAATCACATTGGCTTCTAAATTTGGGTATGTTTCACGAAATATATAACAATGACTACCAGGATACGTTAAGGCATAAATAAACACGTCCATAATCAATGATTTTGTTTTACCGCCACCACGAGCGCCGCCATATACCGCATAGGGTGCTTTTGTGTTGTGAAATATATTTTGTTTTTCATTAGGTTTATAGTCGATTGTTATTTCCATATTTAATAGATTTATACAAAAATGAGATATATCGCTGTGGATATACCCCATTTAATGATAGATTTATGCAATTACCTATTATTCTTTATTCATATTACTAAATATAACTTTAATCGGTTCACCGTCCGCGCCGCTGATTTCTTGTTTATCAGTAAACAACTTATAACGCTTGCCAAGCAATTCGGCAGCTTTTAGCCTATCATTCAACGCCGGATCTAAACCGAACTGGTCGGGAATATCACCGCGCATCGTGCTAGATAAGAACTGCATTACCTCGTTAGTATCGGCAATGCTGCTTTCTTGCATTTCTGCTAATCGTTCATCAATATATTGTTTAACGTCAACTTTTTTCAACAGTCGATTGCCAGCCGAATACGCCGTTCGTTCACTATAACCGGCCTTTATTGCTGATTGCGTGGCGTTCGTAGTCTTTAGCCATTCTTCGGCAAACTTTAACTCCTTAGGCTTTAATTTAATATCACTCACTACGTTCACCACCTTTCAACACATTAACTAAATATATTAACAACTCATGTGGCTTTAATGTATCGTATTCAGCAACTTTCTTAAATAGTTGCCCCTCTTTAAATGGTTTTCGTTTATACTTCTCCGGAAATGCTTCTGCATATTCCGATTCATTATACATGCGGCTCACGATAAATACTTTAATCGGCTTATCCCACTTGCTCCATGATTGGCGAGTATCAATAACATACCTTAAACCTTTCTTGATTTGTAACGCCGTAATTACTTTTTTTATTTTAGGCATGTAGTTCATTGATATTCACCCCCTTATTTCAAAATGTTATTGTCTTTTGCTTTCATGCGCCCATGTGATCGCGCACATATGCCGGCTACTTGCTTGGCTGCGTGTTTGCTAGTGCAATATGTTTGGCATAACCCGTCATAATATATTTCGCTGGCCGTGCATTGGCCCTTCTTATTGTTAAGGCATTTCGACTTTGTACATATGATATTCACTAGCTTTTCACCACCTTCACAAAACTTTTTGAAAAATTTTTAATTTCCCTATTGACTACTTGCGAAAACGCAAGTATAATGAAGCCATAAGATACATCGGAAAACGCAATTAAGCGAAAAGGAGAAATTAAAATGCTAACACTTAAAGACTTAAACACAACTCAAACATGGAACTTCGAAAACAAAACAGATGCTTCCAATTTCATTAGTACAATGAGTTTCTGTTTTGAATGGCAACTAATTGACAATAACACAAACGAAGTTATTGCTTGCCACTACTACGAATAACAATAAAGGCGGTAGATAACCACTACCGCCAACTATTTAAACCAAAGGAGAATACAACAATGCAAATGACTATTCAAGAAATTAAAAACGCGATCAGATACAACGAACTAAACAATATCGAAACATTACAAGCCGCATATACTGGCGTTAAATACAATAATGACGGCATAATTCAAACACTAGGTTATGACGATTTAAGCAACATTGTTTGGATGCTTCGTTACCTAGCTGAAAAATGCGAATTACTACGCCGCCGTACTAACTCAATATATGATGCGTTCGCTGCATTTAACCTACGCGAAACAATATTCGATACTATAGACGAATATCAAAAAGAAATGAATAACCAAATACGCCAAATGTTAGCCGCTAGATAATAGCGGCTTTTTTAATTACTCAAAACCAAACACGCTGCACCGTTCCGCACTAAATACCAAACGCATGCAGCACGTTCGATTTTCAATAATTAAATGTTACTTTTATACAAGAAATGGGATATATCGCCGTGGATATACCCCATTTTATTTTTGTTTTATTCTATTTTATTGCATATTCTAAACAAATACCGATAGTTCTCATGCGCTCTTATGAAACTTTTGAAACGATACAAGTATTCAACCACGAAAAAACAAATGAAATTTAACAACAGCAAAATTATTTATAGTATGAAGGTTTTCACTATATCGGTATTTGTTTACAGTATGCAATTGCGGGGCGTTGTGTACCCCGCAACTACTAACCTGTTTGCCTAAGAAGAAAATGCAAATGCTCAACTAGCACTTTACGCCTTATATTATACTATATATGGCGCTTCCACCTATTTCCGATATAGTCCGATATAGTCCGACTTATACCGTTTTAGCCGTATACACGCACGCATAATATGTATGATGCAAATAGTAACCCACCTGTACAAGGCCAGCCGTTTTTAATTCTGCCGCTTGCGACTTTTCTAAATCTGTAAAATACCGTGCATGCTTGGCGCTTTTTCCGTCGATGTATTCGCGTAACAATAAAATATTTGCTTTCCCTGTGGTGCATGTGTTGATGATATCCGCCGCCGTTTCCCGCTCATCAATTAATGCGCCTATTTCTTTGTGTACTGCATCGCGTTTGCTTTCAAGGCGTATAATCTGTTGTTCCAATCCGCCAGGTATTCCGCCACCTGTTAGGCGTTCTTTTGAATAATCAACGGCGCCTATTGTTGTAATATCTGATTGTAAATGTTTTAAATCTTCTTTCAACGAGTTAATCTTCATTGTGATTAATTTAATAGGTTCTAAATATTCTTTTGCTATTTCCCTGTACTCTTTATCAGTCATATTTCCCCCATGGTTCATTATCGCATGTTCTTAACCGTTTCCCCTAACATGTTCAAGTAGTCTTGTAAATTGGTTTTGATAGCATCATTTACTATTTGGATATTGTCAGTTGTTACATAGCTGGCAATTAGCATTTTATACATCATATCTTTTGTTGGTACAAATATACAAATTGATAACGATACCAGCCATATCGCACCAATAACCTTTGTCCACCACTTTAACGCCGCAATTTCTTCCTCTGGCATTTCGTATACACCAACATACAAACCAGCCAATATAAATATTGCAATACTTAACAACAAAAACAAACCTTGATTAAGTACATCAATATTATGTAGTACCTCAATCAAATACAAATACATAGGATCAATAATAGGCATTATACATTTCCCCTTTCACCTATAACGTTACTTTTTCAATCTCCGCCCTAATTTCAAGAATATTTAGATATTCACCCATAGTAGACTTCTGTTTACGCAACAATTCAATAGGGCAAGTAGGTTGAAACTCCAACGTTCCTGCATCGTATTTAATCAGCATCTTATGCAGCTTCATATATCGTTCTTTTAATTCACTATATTCTTTTTTAAATCGTGTTTTCCATTCCAGTTCAGCAACACATGCAATTTTGCTTTCAGTAGTCATCTTTTTTACCCCTTTATTTAATTACTTACCAGTACTGCCGATACCACCAGTACCGCGCGCCGTTTCGGTTAATTGTGTAACCTCTAACAACTTCAATGCGCCTACTGGTACAAGAATACCCTGTACTAACCTATCGCCCTTTTGAATTAGATACGCATCATCGCTGGTATTATGTAGTATCGCTTTTATTTCGCCCCTATAATCCGCATCAATCACACCGAACGAATTCGGAATAATTAACGGTGTTTTACTCATGCTAGATCGTGGCGCCAGCATCAACATATACCCTTTCGGAATTTCCACCGCTAAACCCAGCGTTACATATTGCGTTTGATGCGGTTCTATTACTACGCCTTCTGGTTGATAAAAGTCCATGCCGGCAGCATCTTCGCTGCCAACTTTTGGCATCAATACACCCGGCATGCATCGCTTAACTTTGATAACGTCCGCATTATATCGTTTATATCCAAATATGCGTTTAATCCTATTTAGTAGTTCCATTTATTGCCCCTCATTTCAATAATGCTTCCAACACTTTATTTTTCCTATCCATAATGCGAATTTCTGCCCGCGGGTTTTCTTTATCTATACCCGCTATGCAGCTTTCACCATAAGAACATATCCATTTATCATCATCAATAACTTTGGCTTTTGTTAATATATCGCTAGTCGCCTGTAGCAACCCGATTAAGTCCGGCCAACTTCTTTTATTAGGCAAATAATATTTACATTCAACAACTACAATGCCAGATATATGCAGTTTCTTGCCAGCTAGTTGCCATAAACAAGCATCTTCATAATTTCTATACGCTTCTGACGGAATATAACCCCGCTTATTACCGTTTTTAACTATTTGCCCGTGGTTCTTTTTAGTAATCGGGCGGCCTTTGAATACTATGTCAATTACGCTCATTTTCTGCTAGCCTCGCATCATCTTCTTCATAACTCCACAACATAGCATTTTCGGAATGACTCCACGATGTACTACCACAAGGAAAACAACATATAAAGCCTTTTTCGCCTACACCAGCAAAATATAATTTCCGTTCACAGAATACCGTTTTAACAATTATTTGCGTATCAACTGGAACCTTTTCCCATTCCACAATACCCAGTAACGCACCAATAGAATATTTATCGGTTTTAGGACTTAAACCCAATACACGGCATGGAATACGTGGCGTATGCTCCCGCACTTTAAAATGTCCACCGTTTTCAATAAACGTTGGGTTTACAAAATAGGCATATACACCGATTATTTTAATATCGCGGTACCCTTCATCATACATTTCTTGCAATAGCCATTTTTGCTCATTCGTCATTATTTAATTCTCCTTTTGTTGCTAATAAGTACTTTATCTGATCCTTAACATGACCTAAATATGTTTCCATTGTTCCGTTAAAATTCTGCATTGTCATTTTTGAAATCACTTGCCGTAATCGCCACGTTTTTCTTCCGTTTTTAACGTTGTATTCAATCATAATACAATAGGAATTTTCCGTTACCTTTGGTTTTAAAATTTCACCACCAATAACCACGGTTAAAGCACTTGCAAATTGTTCTTGTGTATATGTTCGACCGTTTATTTTTACAAGTTTTTTCATGCTCGCCCCTTCAATTGATATTCAAATAATATTTCCGTTTTCGGCGCATTAATCATCATGATAACGCTATGATGCGCCGGCGATTTTGTATGCTCACCGGTTTCACTTATAAACTTAATGCGCTTAGTTGGTACATATACGCTTATATTCGTTTGACTAAATAATTTATGCCTTTGTACCCCCCCCAGTGTATCTATGGGTAGTACCAGTACACACGGGCGCCCAGTTTCGATGCATCGCGCTATGATTTCATCTTTATTGCTGTACGGCGGATTAGTAATCAAATAGTCAAATTCATATTCTTTATTCAAAAAGTCATTAATGCCATATACAGCCAATGGATCATATTCACGCGTAATAATTTTTGTGAAATTGCTTTTATCTGTATCAAATGGCAATAAGATTTTATCGCCAGCTTTTGGCGGAAATACATTAAGCATTGTTCTAACTGTTTCTATAGGTGTATACCATTCATCACTTTTAGCGCCTTTTATTAATGCTTGTTTCATCGCTTCCGCCTTTCAAGATTTAAGCCAGCAGCCAATAAGCGATTTCTAACAAATGTACCCGATACACTATATACGCTCGCAATCCGCCTTATGCTTAACCCTTCATTACGCAATTTAATCAATGCACTTGTTTCAATATCCGGGTATGCCGGTTTTCGTTTTATTTCTTTCCTTAACCCCAGCATGGATAATGCTGCATCTGCTGTTTTTCTGCTATATATGCAAGTACCCAACGCAAGCCAGTTTTCTATATAATTCATCAAGGTATATCACCTCTTAACACGGAATTTAAACTTGTTTGATCACTCATGCTTATTACATCGCTTTCAGTTAGCCACTTTAAGCAATGCCGACCATGTTTGAATTTATCCGGCTTACTTCTTCTAGGCCCCGGACTTGCATAAGTTACCGCTTCAACCCATTCGCAATGTGCTTCGTATATATACCATGGATACATAAGGCAGTATGCTTTTATGTATTGTTGTTTACGTTTCATTTGTACTAACTCCATTGTTCCACCTTTTTAACACCTTCCTATACGCCGCTTAATGCGGTTATTATTGTCTTTCACATACCCATACACATCGCCCCGAATATCACTGGTTTCTTTTTCTGCTTTACGCCTCAAACTGTATTTTATGTAGGCTGCGCATGTACTATGGCAGCCTATCGCCCTAAACTTACAACCTTTGCATGGTGCTTTCATTTCCTGTTTCCACCTTTAAAAAATACCAACCAAATTGTTTTTCCGCGCCGTTGGCCTAAAATCGGTTTATCTGGCAATAACTGGCGTACTTTTGGCAAGGTTACTTGTTCTTCATTCCATTTAAAAATTAATGTTCCGTTTTGTTTGAGTACCCGCCAACATTCCGCAAGGCCCTGTTTTATATCCTTTTTCCAGTCTGGCCCTAATTTCCCGTATTTCAGTTTTAGAAATGACGTATCGCCAGCGCTCACCAGATGCGGCGGATCAAAAACAACCAAATAAAATGTTTCGTTTTCAAAAGGCATTTTTCTAAAATCTGCAACTATATCCGGTTTTACGATTAACTTCCTACCGTCGCATAGTGTTGTATTTTCTGTTCGGTTATCCATGTAAACTGTTTCTTTATGTTCTCTATCAAACCAAAACATTTTAGAACCGCAACACGCATCTAATATCTTCATAGCGCGCCTTTTTTAACCATTTCCATTAACGCACCGGTAATCAGCGCTAAAGCAAGCATTGATACAAATAAACCCAATACCGTATTACCAGTAATGCCAAATAAACCTAATAACCATAGCACCATTGAAACAATGAACGCTAAGCCTAAAACTTTTACTAATAGCGCAAGTACTACATACATCAACAATGCAACATTTTTCATGCTTTTATCTCCTTATTTTCAAAAGGGTTTATCGTTTCACGCACCACAAAAGAAGTATTGTTGTATCCGTGTCGGTTTTCCCATTTACGAAACACATCGGTTAATTCCGCTTGTAATTCGTCTATATGTTCTTGTTTTACACTTAAAAGGTAATCTTCCGACCATTCCTCTATTTCATCGTCAAGATCACTATATACAATCTCTTCAATAACTCGTTCAGCATTAACAGTAGGAACATAATAATATGGATTTCCAACACTAATTTTTGGTACTTCGTAGGCTGGATAACTATCAGCAAAATCTTTTACGGCATCTTCAATGCTTTTTTCTGGATACCCTACATATTCACCTAAACACCAGCACCACTCATTCTCGCTTTTTACTAACATTTTCATACCCTAGAACGGAATATTTTCATCGTTCCCCTTATCATCTGCAAAACTATCAAAATTACTTTCTGTTGCCGCATCATTTAAAGCGGATACTCCAACGAAACCGGCGATAACTTCCGTTACATATTTCTTTTGCCCGTCCTGTGTTTCGTAACTTCTTGTTTGAATTCGACCTTCAACAAATAGGCGGTTTCCTTTTCTGTAGGTTCCTACTGCTTCGCCCAGCTTGCCCCATGCAACGCAATTAATGAACGCCGTTTGTTCTTTCATTTCGTTTGTAGCACTATCAATATATGTATTGCTGGCCGCAACTGTGAAAGTGGCAACCGCTCGGCCAGATTGCGTATAACGTACTTCTGGATCACGTGCAAGATTTCCTAATAATTGAACACTATTCATAATATAATTCCCTTTCTATTTTCTAATTCTACTGGGCAAATCCGCTCAATTTACCCCGTATGCTATTCTGCCTTTAGATTTATCGTTAATGGCTTAAAACTTCCATATAACGCATTTAAACGATTTTTTCCATTTTAAATAATTCATCTAGCGTTAAATTTGTTTGTAATTCATTATTTATGACTTCTTGAATTGCCAACATTTCTGTTAATCTGAAATCAACTTCGTAGTGTTCCTTTCTTTTGTACGTTTCTTTTCCTATTCCAACATAAGCCGCCATATCTGATTGAGTGTATTTCAACATTTCTCTACACTCGATTAATTTCGGAAATACATTGTATTTCTTATTCATTTCAGCACCCCCAGAATTAACGCTTTCCCCTCTTCCGAAATATTCGCTTTTTCAACAGCACTTTTAAGGTCTATAGGCTCGTACTTTTTAGCCTCAATCAAATGGCCGTTATCCAGCATCTTAACTTCTGTTTGTTTCGGCATATTAAGTTCTGCGCGCTTCCGTGCTTCCATTAAAAGGCCGTTATTCTTGATGCTTTCCGCAATTTCCATGTTCTTTTGTTCGCGTGCTGCCAGTTGTTCATATGCTTTACAAAACTGGCTCATCGCTGCGCTTTCGTTGTAGCTTTGGCAATTTCTTGGGTCAAAGAAATGCCATACACTTTTAGCCGCTAACCTTGTAATGCCTTCCAATTCATCAAGGCCTTTTTCATAACCTACGCTACTGGCTTTCTTTCTGACTACTCCCCATGCATCTTGCGCTATCAATCGTTCTTCTTTTGCGTTTACATATCCGGAAATTTCCGCTGCCTTCTTGCGAATAGTTGCAACAGTTGGAACGAATTCACATGTATTAATGCATTGCTTGATTGCTTCCGCCAGCGTTACCGGGTTAATATCTGCCAGCATATAGGCGTACATTTTAACTTTCGCACTATCGAACTTGTCATATATCAATAGTTGGCCCGTAGCTTTCAACGTTTCCGGCTTCATCTGTTCCCCTTTCTGCCGCATCAATTAGCGCGTTTAATTCCGCAATATTTCTTTCTGTATCAGTCATTGCAGCCGTTTCATTACTGTTTAAGTACGTATCAAAATGGCTTGGCGCAAATAGAGTTTTCGGCGTTAAGTACTTTTCTAGTTTTGTACCTTGCCATTCACGGCATTTTTTATCAATCACCGTTTTAAAATCGTTTACCGTGTATCCCTCTTTCAATCGTGATCTAATTGCCTGTACATATGGTTTAGTTGTAGGCTTGAATTTTGAACCGGTTTTTAAATTAAGATATTCGATAATTTCAAAGTGAGATTTATCCACATCGTCATGTGAAACATGACATAGTGTTTCTATTCTATTCTCTTCTTCTCTTATCTTATCTATTCTTATCTGTGTATCCAGATTGTATCCATTTTGTATACATTTTGTATCCATGCAGGTATTATCTGGGTTTATCTGTTGTTCAACTACTTCATAAACTTTGTTTTTTAACTCTACGCATTTTGCTTCCGGTAATTCAGATTTTGAGTATCTATCACTTTGTACATAGTTATGTATCCGCCAATGTCTAATAACAATAACACCAGTTTCAAAACCAATCACAAAACCTTTAGCAACAAGCAATTTCAAATCATCATCTTTACACCCAGTAATGCGCATAATGCTTTTCGGTGATTGAATAAAGCCGTCATCATCTGCCCTTAGTAACAAGTGGAAATAAAGGCATTGTGTGCTTTGTGGCATGTCTAGGAAATTATCAGTATCAATAATTTTCTTTGACATCATTCGTCGTTCGGCCATTCAACCCCCTCATTTCGTTCAATCAATATTTCCCGTATCTCTTTTGCATGTTCGCCGTGTGCCTTATTGTGGCAATCACGGCATAAGCACGCTAAATTTTTTAAATTCGATAACCCCATTTGTGATCTAAATACAATGTGGTGTACTTCCGATGCAGGCGCACCGCATAGTACGCATTGGCCGTTATCTCTTTCGTACGCCCATTTTCTAGTGCGGGCGTATAATACGTTATCCAGCTTTTTCCTTTTGTTCATGTTCGCCCCATTCCTGTACTAATGAATTGATGTACTCATCATTTTCTAAAGGAATACCTAGTTGACTGCACTCATCAACAAGTGCATCAATTAACCTTGCCATTTCTTGTTTGTTATATAATGATGAGCCGTGATATGCACGAATGATTGTATAACCTTCTGTTTTAGCAGGCCCCGCATTTTCAGCGTGCCACCCTAACCCATGCCCTTCCCAAATCTCAATAAAGCGCTCTGTGGCATCGTTTTGAATTGGTAGATAGGTAAACCTACCACATTCAATCAAAACTCGCTTGTAGACGTCATTTTTTGAAATGTAGGCATGTTTAGATAATTCACGGGCTATCTTATCGCACAATACCCACGCATAAGCGTTAGCATTTAATGAACGGCGCTTTATTTTTCGTTTAATTTCAACTATGTATTCAACGTCCGGGTCTAACTTTTTTAACGCTTCATCAACCGGAGCGGGAATTAATATATTCCAGCCAATCGACTTTATTAAATTAATTCCCTTTGTTATCCACTTCATTATTTTGCGCTTTCTTCAATTCGCTTTTTCAACCAGGTTAATGCAGCCACCATTTCAAACTCATCTAACAACGCAACACGCGGTTTCTTAAATTCTGCTGCAACATATTTCGTAATTTCAGCAGGTGGTACATTGTATTGTTTTTGCAACGCTAGAAACTCATCGTATCCTTGTACGTGTTCTTTCTTTTGTGTTGTTGGTTGCGTATTATTACCGCCCATCGTGAAACGTACTGAGCCTTTATTATCCACAATAACCAATTTGCTTATATTGCGGTTTTCATCATATTCAATCTCTTGTACTTTGAATTTCGCATATGATTTAGGTTTTCCGTCTTTTCCGGCGTACCATTCGCCTTTATTCAACTGAATATATGTGAATGGCGCGGAATACAACTCTCTTCCAATACCCCAGTTAAAGCATGCGCGCTTAAAACTATCAGATGCCTGCCCCTTTTCCTTCTCGGTATCGCTTTCGGTACCTACATCACTTTTGCTTACCCATTCGCCAGTTTTTTCGTTGTAAATCGAAACGGTGCAATATAAACGATCGCCAACAATTTTATGTTCACGTTGCCAATTCAATGCGCCTACAACTTCATCAAGCATGCGCATGTCAACGCGCGCATCTTTGTATAGCAATACCACCGCACCGACTGCACCGTTCTTTTCGCTTAGTGATTGAATACGGCAATCTATTTCATTTTCTCTTAGTGTTCTAAATTCCATATCTACACCGCCTATTTAATATAGAAATTTTGGTTTACTTTAATTTCTGCACCGTCCACCACTTCGCCAGATTTAATGGCCTTTTTAATGGCAGTTTTATCGGCTTTAATTTCAACTTTTGTAAAATCTGCTGGAATTAAATCAAGATTTATGATTTCCACGCTTTCAGATTTTCTATAACCAGCTTTAAAGGTACCAACTGTTAGCGTTTCAAGGCCTTTTTCTTTTAGTGCGAATTCGACGTTATTTTTTAGCCGTTCAACAAAGTTTTCTTTTGTTTTCTTCATTGCAGTTAAACGGTCGATTTCCGCCTTAATACCAGCAATATCGCTTTCCGTATTTTTGATAAATTTACCCGTATTTTCTAGTTTTTCTTCGATTGATACGTTAATCATTTCTAACGTATCTTGAATTGCTTGAATTTCTTCTTCTGTTTCTGCCGCTTCAAGCATTGCAGATAGTTCAGCATAATCTTTGTTTAATTCGTAAATACTAGCCAT